GGGGGGGGGGTCGGGGTGGGGGGGGGCGTCGTGCTCGGGGGGTGCGTCGGGGTCGGGGCGCGCGTCGAGGTCGGGGCGAGCGTCGGGGTCGGGGCGCGCGTCGGGGACAGGGCGCGCGTCGGGGACAGGGCGCGCGTCGGGGACTGGGCGCGCGTCGAGGTCGGGGCGATCGTCGGGGACTGGGCGCGCGTCGGGGACTGGGCGCGCGTCGGGGTCGGGGCGCGCGTCGGGGACGGGGCGATCGTCGGGGACAGGGCGATCGTCGGGGTCGGGGATTGCATTGTTATGGGGCCGCTCGGGTCGAGGAACGCGATGCTCACCGTCTATCGTTCCGGAGGAGAATTGTACGCAGGGACCGGGTGTTATATCGGTCCGATCGACGATTTCAAAAAGCGGGTCGTCGAGGTTCACAAGGACAGCATTCACGCGCAGCGGTATCTCGCGGCAGTGGCATTTGCAATGGCGATATTCAAATAGGGGGAAGTCGGCGTGATAGTCGTATCGGGGACCGTGCAGAAGGACGAAGAGAAGGCGATCCTCCTGGACAAGGGGAAGCGGCTCACGGCGAAGTGGGAGTTTACGTGCCCCGGATGCGACGCCGAAGTCGGTGAGGGAGAGGAGTTTATTTACATCGGCGGCGAGAAGTGCTGCATCGAGTGCATGGAGGAGGCCATACGCGAGGCGAAGGAGTGGTCTGTGGAGCTCGACGCCACGCCGGCGGAGGAGAAGGGCGGGGACCAGGGGGACGGTGCCGGCAGCGCCGCCGGCGGTGAGAGCGAGATGCTGTAGGGGTTGGCCTGGGGAGGTAGCACGACATGACGGGCGTGGAGAAGCTGGCGAAGATGTGCAGCATCGTGCAGGAGATCGACCGGACCGAGGAAGCGAAGGCGGCCGCGAACAAGCATTACAACGACGAGCTGAAAGAGCTGTGGGCGAAGCTCAAGTCCGTGGCGAATGAGGACACTCGGCAGGCCGAAATGGAGTTCAAGTCCACGGCCGATTCAGCGGATCCCGTCGTCGACGTGAAGCCGGAGGCGGGCGGCGGAGTGGTTTCGTGCCTGCTTCGAGATAGACGAGTGCGCGGAGGCGAGTAAGCCCAACGCCGAGGCTCACGGGCGGGCGGTAGCCCGTACCGTGCAGCCTCTTGTTGGGCATTCCGAATTTGGAGGAGGCCGTGAATGAGTTGGCACTTTTCGCAGGCGCTGGAGGCGGCATTCTCGGGGGCCATCTCCTCGGGTGGCGAACCATCTGCGCCGTTGAGTTCGACCCCTACGCCCGCGATGTTCTTCTGGCCCGCCAGAACGACGGATGCCTTCCGCCCTTCCCGGTCTGGGATGACGTGCGAACCTTTGACGGCAGACCGTGGCGAGGCTCTGTTGACGTAGTGTCTGGCGGATTCCCGTGCCAGGACATCTCCGCCGCCGGCAAGGGTGCCGGGATCGGCGGCGAGCGAAGCGGACTCTGGAGCGAGATGGCACGCATTGTTGGTGAAGTTCAGCCCCGATTCGTGTGGGTGGAAAACAGCCCGATGCTTGTGGGAAGAGGACTTGGACTGGTCCTGCTTGACCTTGCCGCGATGGGGTTCTCTGCACGATGGGGAGTTGTGGGAGCGTGCGACGCCGGGGCTCCCTACCAGCGAGACCGCATCTGGATCGCCGCGTTTTCCAACTCCGCTTGTTGGGGGGACTGGGGCGAGCACGCACAACCAGATTTCGGGCATTGCGGAGGGGTTGCCGGAACGGGGGCAGACGTTCGCCACGCCGAAGAGCAGGGATTGGAAAGGCCAGAGTCAGCGGGGAATCCACGCGCCGGGGGATGCCTTGCCGAACATGGACCGGGGCGACGGCAAGCCGGTTGGTGGGAGTCTGAACCCGACGTGGGTCGAGTGGCTCATGGGGTGGCCGCTCGGGTGGACCGACTGCGCTGCACCGGCAACGGCCAAGTACCAGGAGTGGCGGCAATGGCATGGCGTATCTTGAGTATGCCAACGCTCCCCGTGAGCGGACGGCGGTAGCCGGTACGCTCGACGGGGTTGTTCGGCATTCTTCGGAGTCTTCACTATGAACAAGCAAACGCTCCTTTTTGCAGACTGCGCTACGGAAGTTGATCAGAAGTACAGCAAGAAGATCGAAGCTCCCGTTTACGAGCCTCGGCACGACAAGCCGCACTTGATGACGCTTTGCGACTCGTCAAAAGTAAAAGCGTTGATTCGGGAGATTGACGCCTCTAGCCTACCGGACGAAGAGAAGGCGTTTCTGCGAGCAGCCGCGTGGCGTCATGCCGTGTTTCATTACGAACGTATTGCCGACTACTACGCGCACGCCTCGCCGGAAATGCAACGGCTTATGGAAGCATCCGCCCTAGTCATCATTGACTTCGACGCGGCAATCGAACGCGGCTTTGTGAAGCTATGCGATGACATCCGTGAACAGTACCTTGAGGAATACAATGCCGCAGCTACCTGACACATTTGCTGTGTTCATCCTCACGCATGGGCGACCTGACAACGTAATCACGCTCAAGACGCTTGATAAGTGCGGATACACCGGGCGGCTTTACCTTGTGTGCGACAACGAGGACAAGACACTTGACCGCTACCGGCAGAACTTCGGGGCCGAGCGCGTAATCGTGTTTGACAAGAAGGCCGAGGCCGATGCATGTGACGAGGGCAATAATTTTGATGAGCGGCGCACAATCACGATGGCGCGGAATGCCTGCTTCGGTATTGCCGAGCGGTTAGGTGTGACGCACTTCGTTGAACTTGACGATGACTATACCGACTTCCGGTACAAGCTAGAAGAAACCGGCAATCACCTTGCAATCGTGAAAAATCTAAACGCAGTCTTTGCGCTGTTCCTCCGGTTCTACATCGAATCCGGCGCGACTTCTATCGCCTTCGCACAGAACGGTGACTTCATCGGGGGGTTTGACAACGGGAAAGGGCTTTACAGGTTCAGCAAGCGCAAGTGCATGAACACCTTTTTTTGTTCCACCGAAAGGCCGGTGCGGTTCATCGGGGCGATGAATGAAGACGTGAACACATACACAACGCTGGGCAGCCGTGGCGCGGTGTTCCTGACCGTGCCTTTTGCCGCGATAAACCAGACGGCTACACAATCGAAAGACGGCGGGATCACGGCTATGTATAAGCGTTTTGGCACGTACTGCAAGGCGTTCACTACCGTTATGATGATGCCGAGCGCGGTAAAGGTGAGCATGATGCAAAGCGTGAACTCGCGCATTCACCACACGATTGACTGGGCGAGAGCCGTGCCGTGTATTGTGCCGGAGCGGTGTCGCCGTATGCCGAACAAGTGATTATACACAATCTCCTATGCACGGGAGCGAAGGGAGGGGGATGTGAGCGGACCATTAGATAATTGCGGGTTGAGACGAGAAGTGGTGTACGCAGACAAAGAGGTAGTGGATATGCTCGAAGACAAGGACGCCGAGATCACCCGCCTCCGCAAAGTCGATCCGTGGGAAGGCGGAATGAAACCTCTCTGTATGGACCACTGGGATCGCCCTCGGATAGATTGCCGACTGTGCCGGGCACAGGCGCGGATACAGGAGGCGATCCGGCACGGGGTGAAGCCTGAGCGGATCGAGAAGTACCTCAAGGACGAGGTAGCCGCCGACATAGTGGAGCTCGACGCGAAGGTGAAAGCCGAGGGGCTGCTGTGAGCTACGTGCTGAGGCCGTACCAAGTGGATGCAGTTGAGGCGGGGGTAAGGTTCTTCCTCGACAAGGCCGCCCGGTACAATGCGCTGATGATGCTCCCGACCGGGAGCGGCAAGAGCCTTTGCATTGCCGGCATCGCGCAGCGCCTCGATGGTCCCGTCCTGGTGTTCCAGCCGTCGAAGGAGATCCTCGAGCAGAACCTTGCGAAGTATCAGTCCTACGGCAACCGGGCAGCGGTCTACTCTGCATCATTCAACAGCCGAGACATCGGGCATGTGACATTCGCGACGATCGGGAGCGTGAAGAATAAGGCCGACCTGTTCCGGGCATTCAGGTACGTCATCATCGACGAAGCGCATGGCGTGAACGCCAAGAATGAGGACGGAATGTACACGCGGTTTCTGCGCGAGCTCGGAGACGTGAAATGTCTCGGGTTAACCGCGAGCCCGTACCGTCTCGTAACTGACGGCTTCGGCGGGAGCATCCTGAAGTTCCTGACGCGGACCCGCCCGCGGGTGTTCAAGGAGCTGATTTACTACGTGCAGAACGGGGACCTATTCCGTGACGGGTACCTTGCAAAGCTGAAGTATACGGACGCCTCTGGAGGATTCGACCGGGGACAACTGAAGCTCAATTCAACCGGCGCCGACTATGACGATGATTCCGTGGCGCGCTACTACGCCAAGAGCGGATTCATGGATCGGGTCGCGGTGGCCACGAGACGCGCGATGACCGAGCGGAAAAATGTCCTTATCTTCACCCGCTTCGTTGAAGACGGCGAGCGGTTGATGAAGATGGTCCACGGGGTCGAGATGGTGACGGCAGAGTCCACGAAGCGGGAACGGGAGGCGGTAGTCGGGCACTTCCGGTTGGGGATCACGAAGGCGGTGGTGAATGTGGGATGTCTCGCCGTAGGCTTCGACTACCCGGAGCTCGAGACCGTGATTCTCGCGCGGCCGACGATGAGCCTGGCGCTCTGGTATCAGATGATCGGACGTTGCATCCGCCCTCACCCGGAGAAGGAGTACGCGGAGGTGATAGACCTCTGCGGGAATTGCGCCATGTTCGGAAGAGTGGAGGACCTCGAGCTTGTCGACGGCGGGCATGGGATGTGGCACATCGAGAGCAACGGAACGCAGCTTACGAATATCTACTACGGAAACCGCGGGAGCGCAGGCGCATGGCGTGGGGGCGCTCCGACATCAGTTATGTCCGGGACCATCGAGCACGAGACGGAGAAGGCATATCTGCTTCGGCATGCGGATGGCCGGGAACTCTGGTGGCCGAAGTCGAAGCTCGCGGTCATGAGGATCGACGGGCTGACGATCACGGCGCGAATACCGAAGTGGTTAGCGGTGGATAAGGGGATGACGTAGAGGGCACCGCAGATGTCACTGTCGGGGGTAACGGGATGAGATCTACGGACTACTACGCCGTCGCGCAGGCGCTTGATGAAAAACTCGACAGTGACACGCGGGAATATCTAGACCGGATGGATGAGGAACGGCGGCGCAGGAGCGAGGAGGACTATGAATGCGAAGATTGATCGAAACGGAATTCTGAAGGTTGAGCGTGCCGGAGAAATGCAGACGCAATGCTGCCCCTATACCCCAGGGAATTACACATCATACTGCGGCGACTGGTGCCCGAAGTTTGAGGAGGTACCAGAGAATGCAAAGTTGCATCTCAGTTATAGGGTCAAAGTCTGCGGCGGTCCGACGTATGAGATCATCGCTGACGAGAGACCGAAGGGGGCCGCCCATGCCCAGGAATAGCCGTTGCCGTGAGCTCCAGTCGAGCGCGAAGTTCAAGGAGCGCTGCGGCGCGTGCGAAGGGTTCGACACCTACGTCGAATGCATGCGCGGCAGGACGAGGAAGGGCTGCCACGCGTGCGACCGCAGGCGCGAGATCGCCGCAGATCCCGCGCAGGCTGATTACGAGAACGCGGGAGCGGCGTTCAGCGATTCGGTGATATGAGGGGATGATGAATACGGCTACGGCATACGCGGAGTTCATAGAGCGCAAGTCACAGCTTACTGGTGACGGAGGATTCGAGCCGTTGTGGATTCCCGATTTCCTCTATGACTTCCAGAAGGCGCTCGTCGAGTGGTCTATCCGCAAAGGCAACTCCGCGATATTCGCGGACTGCGGGCTTGGCAAGACGCCCATTCAACTCGTGTGGTCCGAAAACGTGATCCGCAAGACGAACGGGAAAGTGCTCATCATCGCCCCGCTTGCGGTGTCAGCGCAGACGGTACGCGAGGCGGAGAAGTTCGGCATCGACTGCCGAGCGTCGAAGGACGGGACGGTGCATCCGAACATCACCGTGACGAACTACGAGCGGCTGCACTACTTCGACCCGGACGCGTTCTCTGGCGTCGTGTGCGACGAATCGAGCGCGATAAAGCAGTTCGGCGGGAAGCGCCGGAAGCAGGTGATCCAGTTCATGCACAAGACGCCCTATCGGCTGCTCTGCACCGCGACCGCCGCGCCGAACGATTACATCGAGCTCGGGACGCACTCCGAGGCGCTGGGGATCATGGGGCAGGTCGATATGCTGTCTACGTTCTTCCGGTCTCCCGACAATGCCAATTACCTTTCATGCAAAGCTGGGGATTTCTGGAACAAACAGAAGTGGATGTTCAAGGCTCACGCCGAACTGGAGTTCTGGCGCTGGGTATGCTCGTGGGCGAGGGCGTTACGCCGTCCGTCGGACCTCGGCTTCAATGATTCCCGGTTCGTGCTCCCGCCACTAGAGGTGGAGCAGACGGTAGTCAAATGCAACCGGCTCCTCCCCGGCGAGCTGTTCCCGGTCGTGGCGAGGTCGCTGAAGGAGCAGCGCGAGGAGCGGCGCCTCACGATAGACGCCAGGTGCGCCGCTGTCGCGGACAAGGTCAAGGACCGGAAGCACTCGGTCGTATGGTGCCATCTCAACGAGGAGGGCGACATACTCGCCGGGATACCTGGAGCGGTCCAGGTGCAGGGCTCCGACAGCGACGACTTCAAGGAGGAGACGTTCAATGCGTTCTCGCAGGGGAAGATCAAGGTGCTCGTGACCAAGCCGAAGATCGGCGCGTTCGGCATGAACTGGCAGCACTGCAACCACGAGGTCTTCTTCCCGTCCCACAGTTTCGAGCAGTATTACCAGGGCGTGCGCCGGTGCTGGCGGTTCGGGCAGACGAAGCCGGTCCACATCGATGTCGTGACGACCGAGGGGGAGTCCGGTGTCACGGCGAACCTGAAACGCAAGTCGGAGGCGGCGGACAAGATGTTCCAGCGTCTCGTCGACGAGATGAACAACGCGATACGGAAGAGCATCACCACGGTGTTCGGGACCAGAATGGAGGTGCCGTCATGGCTGTAGCGGATCAGAAGATCACGGACCGGTATGCGGTATACAACGGTGACTGCATCGAGGTGCTGCCGGGAATGAAGGACGAATCCATCCACATCAGCATCTACTCGCCGCCGTTCGCGGAGCTCTACAACTACTCGTCGTCCGACCGCGACCTCTCGAACTGCGCGAGCTACGAGCAGTTCCTCGAGCACTACGGGTTCCTCGTCCGCGAGATATCCCGTGTGACGATGCCTGGTCGCGTGACGTGCGTCCATTGCATGGACCTGAAGGCCGGGAACGGAGCGCAGCGCGACTTCCCCGGAGACATCATCCGGCTGCACGAGAAGCACGGGTTCCTGTACCACTCGCGGCACGCGATCTGGAAGGAGCCGCTGCGCGTGGCGATCCGCACGCGTGCGCTCGGGCTGATGCATCGGCAGTTAGTCAAGGATTCGAGCCTGTGCCGGGCGGCTGGCGCCGACTTCCTCCTCGTGTTCCGCAAGGCGGGCGCGAACAAGGTGCCCGTGAAGCACCCGCTCGGGCTCCTGCACTACGCCGGGGAGCGCCAGCCGTCTCCGACGCTGGTCCAGAAGTACGCGCACTGGAAAAATCCAAAGACGAACAAGCTTTCTCACTGGATATGGCAACAGTACGCCTCATCCGTGTGGATGGACATTCGCGCGGGCCGGGTGCTCCCGTACAAAGAGGCTAAGGAGAAGCCCGAGGAGAAGCACTGCTGTCCGCTACAGCTCGACGTGATCGAGCGTTGTCTCACGCTCTGGAGCAACGCAGGCGAGACTATGCTCACCCCGTTTATGGGCGTCGGGTCCGAGGTCTACTGCGCCCTCAAGTTCGGGCGTCGCGCGGTCGGGATCGAGCTGAAGCCGAGCTACTACCGGCAGGCGCTCAAGAACATCGAGCTCGCGATGAACGGTGCGGACGACGGGGAGGATTCGCTCTTCAAAGTCGGACAAAGCGAGCAGGAGGACGCCGAGGCAATATCCGAAGAGGACGCGGAAGAGGTAATGGCGTAGGCGCTCCCGCGAGCGTCTGCAGCGTGGTGTAGGTATCGGAATCTGAAAGGAGGAGGTGCGGCATGAGGATCTTGAGGATGGTCTGTGAGAACGTGAAACGCATCAAGGCGGTGGACATCTCGCCGAAGACGGATGTCATCGAGGTGGCGGGCCGCAATGCTCAAGGAAAATCTAGCCTCATGGATTGCATCGCCTTCGCATTGGGGGGGAAGGAGCTCATCCAGGAGCGCCCGGTGCGGGAGGGCGAGAAGCGGGCCGAGGTGACGCTCGACCTCGGGGAGATGAAGGTCACGCGATCCTGGACGGCCAACGACAAGAGCTATCTGCGGATCGAGGCCGACGGGAAGGAGCAGAAGTCGCCGCAGGGGATCCTCGACAGGCTCCTTGGGCAGTACACGTTCGATCCGCTCCAGTTCGCGCGGTTGTGCGAGACGCCGGAGGGGCGGCGCGAGCAGGTCAAGGTGCTCATAGGGTTCTGCGGTGGATTCGATTTCGCGGCGGCGGAGAAGAGGAAGTCGGACCTGTATATGGAGCGCCAGCTCGTCAACCGCGAGTTGAGGAACCTCGAGGGGGCGCTCGCGGAGATGCCCGTGGCGCCGGCGGACCCGGGCGGCGAGAAGCCGATCTCGGACATCACGGCGAAACTCGAGGAGGCGACGAAAATCGCCGAGATGAAGGGGCAGGCGGAGAAGGAGTTGGTTGCGGCCAACACGGCAACCGCAGAAGCCGCTACGCTGGTACTCGATGAGAGGAGAGAGATCGAACGTCTACAGGCGCAGCTCCAGAAGGCCGAGGCGAACCTGGAGGCGGCCCAGAGAGTGCACAAAGCACGTCTCCATGAGGCGACGGACAAGGAGAGGACCGTCAATGCGATCAAGGTCCCCGACATCGCCCCGATCAGGGCAGAGATCGCGCTGGCCGAGAACCACAACGCGAAGGTCCGCGAGTACCGGGCCATCGTGTGCGCCCTGGACGACAAGCGGTCCCGGCTCAAGGAAAAGCGGAGCGAGGCCGGCAAGCTCACGGACGAGCTCGCGGCGATCGAGCAGGCGAAGGTCGAGGCGATCGCGGCGGCGGATCTCCCGGTGAAGGGCCTCGGATTCGACGAGTCGGGCGTCAGCTACAACGGAATCCCGTTCCCGCAGCTCTCCTCGAGCGAGCAGCTTCGGGTCAGCATGGCGGTCGCCATGGCGCTCAACCCGAAGATCAAGGTGCTCAGGATAACCGACGGATCCCTCCTCGACGAGGCGAGTATGGATATTATCAGGCAGATGGCCGGGGATCGCGGCTACCAGGTCTGGGTGGAGAAAGTTCAGGAAACGCCAGACACGAAGCCGGCGGTGGTGTTCGTAGAGGACGGCGAGGTGGTGAGCGACACGACGGGGCTGAGGCTGAACGGGAACGGATCGGCGGAGAAGGCGGCGTAGGAGGCGGGAAGCGATCACGACAGGGGTATCAAGGACCGCCCTGCTGGCGTGCCATAACTATCGGCACGCGGCCATTCCGATGGAATAGATACAAAACAAAAACATATTTCGACGTAGAACACAAAAAGATATATTACACGCTTCACGGCGAGCCTAAGATACGCATGGGTAGCGAATTGGGGGGAGGGAGGGTTGACGAATGAAAGACCTGCGCATGACCTGTCCAGAATGTCAGGGCCGTGGAGAGGTTCGTGAATACTGCCGGGACTGCTATATGCGTCCTATAACGACCTACTGCCCGAAGTGCGGGAATAGTGGGGTGGTGGGTAGAACTGCGTGTCAGGAATGCGGCGGGACGGGGGCCAGAACCGCATGAAGACGCTGGCCGCCGACGCGCCGGACGTGAAGGTCGCGGACTGCCGCGACGTGGTCAAGCTGATCGGGGCCACGATCAATCAGGTCCGCAAAGGCGAGCTTGATCCACGGGTCGCCAACGCGGTCGGATACCTGGCCAATGTCCTGATCAAAGCCGTCGAGCAATCGGAAACGGAAAGACGCCTGGATGAACTGGAAGCCATCGTCAAAGGGCCACGGCTAGCTGACGACCTGGCGAAAACGGGGACGGACTGATGACCACGTCAAAGTCACACAAGAAGCGCTTGGATGACATCGAAGCCAAGCTGACGCCGAAGGAATGGGCTATCAAGCTGGCCGCCGCAGGGCGGACGCATCCGACCGAAATGGAATCATGGTCGGCTATGGCGAAAAATGCCGCAACGCTTCGGGAATCTCCGTTCTTCAAAGCGTTCTGGGCGCTTATTGATCAAGCCGAAGAACGCTTCCCGTGTACTTCAAAGACCAATGACAAGAATCGCGCCGACAGGCTGGCGCTTGGGCGGAAGCTGACAACGGAGTTTCACGCGCTGAAGATTCTGATTGCCAAGGTCAATGACATGATAAGAGCCGATGCGCGATATGACGGGGTAGTAGCAACGCTCCACTTGTCGATGCTGGCCGCGCTACTGTTCCAGGATTCCGTCGGGCGGACCACCAGGAAAGCCGCCGCATGGATCGAGGAGTACAAGCCCGCCGATGCAGCTGAAGAAGCATCGCGCCAAGGGATGCTGAAGGAGCTGTCCGTCTATACAAAAGCAGACATGGGGGAAACCTTCGCGGACAGTATGCCGCTTGGGCCTGACATCCGCCTTCGTTTCAAGTCGAAGCTGGAAACCTGGGTCGATGCACAGAAGACCATGATCGCGCACGTCTACGCGCATAAGCACGCCGTCAAGATCATCCAGGACAAATACTTCGACGGGCACCCGATCTTATACCGGGACGTGGAAGCGCAGCTGGCCAACACCATCGACACACTGGAGCAGGGGGTCAAGATTCTAAATGAAGACTTGAAGCATCGCGCCAAGATGTTCAAGAAGGAATGGGACGAAGACGAGAAGGAAGACGGGATCGCCGGGGCTATACCTGGCGAGCGGGAAGGACATCTGAACATCGACATTGAAGCAATCAAGGCCGGTAAAGGTTGCCGCGCCTACGCTGAAACACTGGCCGAAGCATGGGTCAAGGACAGCCAGGCCAAGGCGAGGCTTGACGCCATGATCCTTACTACGACGGCGCGATGGGCGTTCCGGTCACTTTCCTCGACAAGTACAACCCCGAAATGAAAGAAATTAAAGAAAATACTTGCGAAATTACTTACGGTGGTGTATATTGGTCTTGTGAAAATAGCAAAATGAAAAGGAGGGCAAAGATATGTCGCTCGGAGAAAAGGTAAGGGAGCAACGAGAGAAAAAGGGGATGAACCAGAAGCAACTTGCCGAGGTTGCTCAGATCACACAGGCCACCATCTCCCGAATTGAAAAAGGGAAGGTCACACAATTAAAGTCAGAAGCATTGAAGCGTTTGGCTGTGGCTTTGGGTGTGACGGTTGACTACCTGGTGGACAAGACCAACACGATCACGCCGAACGACGTTTTACAATCCGATGAAACCGCGAAACATCTCTTTCGAGGATATGAGAAACTTTCCAGCGATGGGAGAAAGCAGTTGATAGACTTCGTCAATTTCCTCGCCAGTTCGAGATTCTGGGGATCACGAAGACCTGGCATGGCGGCGCATCAAAGACTTATCCCCAGCAGACGCAAGTCAGCAAAAACGGAAGTGAGTCGTCCGTCTCGAAGCTCAATGATGGCCCGGCGATAAAGGTGAGCGATCCGCCGACGGGACAGACCTACTGCAGGGTAGGTTCTGACAACTTCATCCAGCTCTATGCGAGGGTCCTCATACGCCACCGCCGCATTGCCAAGCCTGCAAGAAGGAGAACTGCGTGTCAGGAATGCGGCGGGACGGGGGAATGTAACGCAAAGGTGAGCTGACGCACGAAAGCGCAGCTTTTGGGCGGTCAGCTCGACCGCCGGGTTATGTGGCACGGGTTGCCACGGAGAGGAGGACGGCAACATGGCAGAGACAACCGAGATTGCATGGACCGACAGCACATTTAACCCGTGGTGGGGGTGCTCGAAGGTCGGGCCGGGCTGTGACCACTGCTACGCCGAAGCGCTGGACAGGCGCACGGGCGGAGACCATTGGGGACCGGACAAGACGCCGCGCGTGATGAGCGCCGACAACTGGCGCAAGCCGCCGCGCTGGCAGCGGATTGCCGAAGCGAGCGGCACACGCCGCCGGGTTTTCTGCGGCTCGATGTGCGATTGGGCCGACAAGAACGCGCCGGCCGAGCAGCGCGCCAGACTGTGGGAGTTGATTCGGGCGACGCCGAACCTTGACTGGCAACTGCTGACAAAGCGCGCGCCGAACATTGCGAAGTGCCTGCCGCACGACTGGGGCGACGGCTATGAAAACGTTTGGCTCGGCGCGACGGTTGAGAACCGTAAGCACGGACTGCCACGCATTGACGACCTGCGGCGCGTGCCGGCGAAGGTGCGGTTCCTGAGTGTTGAACCACTGCTCGAAGACTTGGGAGACATTGACCTGACCGGCATCCATTGGGTGATCGTCGGCGGCGAGAGCGGCCACGGGGCACGCCCAATGGAAGCGCCCTGGGCGGAGAACATCAAGCGCCAGTGCGAAGCGGCCGGCGTGGCGTTCTTCTTCAAACAGTGGGGCGGCCGGATCGACAAGGGTGGATGCCTCATTGACGGTGGCGAGGTGAAGCAATGGCCGCGCGCCGCCTAGTGCCACATAACAATGCGCTTCACGTTCAGACCGGACGCGAAGCGGGAGGGCTGTAACGTGCAAGCGTTGGTTCGCTGTCTTGATCTTTTCTGCTGCGAGGGCGGGGCAGGAATGGGCTACCACCGCGCCGGAATGGAAGTGGTCGGCGTGGACATCGCCTCACAACCGCGCTACCCGTTCACCTTCGCGCAGGCCGACGCGCTGGAGTTCCTGCGCGAGTTCGGGCATGAGTTCGACTTCATCCACGCCAGCCCGCCGTGCCAGGGCTATTCGCACCTGACGCCCGCCGCCCACCGTGGCGACCACGCCAAGCTGATTCCAGCCGTGCGGGAACTGCTGGAGGCGACCGGCAAGCCATGGGTGATTGAGAACGTGCAGGGGGCGCGGCACGAACTGCGAAACCCGGTGATGCTGTGCGGGAGCATGTTCGGGCTGCGGACGCGGCGCCACCGCTGGTTTGAGTGCAGCTTCGCGCTGACCGCGCCGGGTCCGTGCGACCACAGCGAAATGCCCTTGCTGGTGACGACGGCGAGCAAGGCCAGTCGCGCCAAGCGGCACGCGCTAGGAATGAAGCCGAAGACCGTGGCGAACGCGCCAGCCGCCTACGGGGTTGACTGGATGACGTGCGACGGGCTGAAGGAGTGCATCCCGCCCGCGTACACGAAATGGATCGGGCGCGAGTTTCTGAATACAGCGAACAAGTAGATACACACAATCTCCTATGCACGGGACGGGGGAAGTAGAGAACGCTCTTTGACATTGAGACGCAATGGTGCGGCATCAAGCCGGGGATTTATGGACGGTTCAGCCGTCGCCCCCCGCTCGGGGAATGAGTTTATCCGGCCCGCGTCTCAAACTATATGGCGGCTGGAGCGTCGTCCATGCGGTCGGTCTAATCCGATGCTCGGCGATAAGGAGAAATAGCCATGCTACGCGGAATAATGGACTCAACGCGGATCGCGGACACGGACTTGGCGTACTCTAAGGAGGTGTTGCGCGGCCTACGTGACGGGGGGATGAACTTCATCTCCACCGTCCTCACCATCACCCGCCCGTTCTGTCAGTACCCGTGGCAGGGGACGCAGTTCAATGAGTCGTTCTTCGATAGGTTCGCCGCGATTGTCGAGTGGTGCAATCACTTGGGCCTCGGGCTTCAGGTCGATCTGTTCAACGAGCCGTCCCTGCGCCACGGGAACCCGCTCTGTTATCAGTCTGCCGACCCGAACCTTGTCCGTAGGGTTCCGACAGGGTCATGGGCGGCGCTGTGCCGCGAGTACATCCGGCGGGTGGTGCCGCTGGTGAACAGGTTGAACTTCGGCGCGGTGCTGTTTGTACTGGAGGGGTCGGGAAGTGCGGCGTTCGAGAAGTGGTCATACGACACCGCCCTCGAACTCGGGCTGTCCGACAAGCTCATTATTGTTTCTAACTCGGTGAAGGGGCATCCCGTGGTAGTCCACTCTCCCCATGTTCACTCGCTCGTGGACATCAAGCGGCACGGAAAGCAGGGCGCATATCTCTCGGATGATGGGACATATCCCCATAATGAGAAGAAGCTCAATCAGTTTGTTTCTGCGGCAAAAGGGAAAGGATGTGCCGCTTTTGAGAGTCTGCTGGGAGGGTTTTTATCAGGAGAAAGCCAGCTTGATAGTTCCGGCAACCCTACTGGAAGAAGGGTTGAATATAATCGCAGAGTCCGGCCAACATTGAGCCAGTGCAAGAATGGGATTATCGGGCGAATGGTTATGGCGTTTGGAAAGGCGTGAAAGGAGGCCCGCATGGGGCGTGTGGCGGTATCGGATGAAGAGTGGGGCGCGATGGTAGATGACGCGATCGCGCTGGCTGGGAAGATGGCACGGGAGCTCGGCAGGAACCCGGGGCATGGGGCGGTGACGATCGAGTTCAACCGGACCGTAGAGTACGTGGACGTGCTGCCGAACGCGCAGTACAGGAGGAAGCCGAATGCGCGGGAGTGGCGGCAATGCGTTGATGCCCAGGCGCTGAATGGAGCGGTGGCCATAGAACTGTACCGGACGGAATTCTCGGACGGTAGCGGAGGGAAGCACTACTACAAGAGAACGCGGCCGTCGGCGGCGTACATCGCAAAGAAGTGCGGGGCGGTGCTGGTGGAGGCGGGAAGATGAAAAAGTGCAGGGGTATCGAGATCGAGCCGGGCGTGTATTCTGGATGCGACGCGCTGGAATCGGGACTGACGGACTGCCCGACATGCGAGGGGATGGGGGTTGAAATAGAAGAGCGCGATCTGTCCATCATCGCGGGTCGCACCGACGGGTTCGTCATCACGCGGCATCCGAATGGGAACATCATGGTTCGCGGCGAGGGCGTCATGGAGGTGCTCGCGAAATGGGGAGCTGATCTCGGGCAGGGAAAGTTGCACTCCCTGATGTCGATGATCGAGGAAATGTGGCCGGAGAAGTGACCATCCTCGGCCGCCGCTACCTGGAGAAGGGGCGCCCGGTGACCGTGCTGAAGAAGTGGGGGCCGGGTGGCGGTCCGCGGAATGTGCTGATTGAACGCGAGGACGGGACGAAGGTTGTGCGGCCGTTCAGGGGATTGAGGAGGAGCAAATGAGGAAACGCTACCGTTTGGTCATAGAGCCGAGACTCAAGGGCGGCCCCGCAATGACCGGGAATTATATACTTGACACACAACCCTGAATCGGCTATATTGGTGTCATGAAAACTAAATCCTATCTTCAGAAGCAGCCGAGCGCAATGGAGTTTTTCAGCCGCATCCCTGACGAGGATTCGGCGCGGGCTTATCTCGCAAGCGGCCGTTGGCCGGATGGCGTTAAGTGCATCCACTGCGGCCATGATGAAGTGTGGTCAGTTCGCGGCGGCAGGCTCTACACCTGCAAGAAGTGCCGAAAACAATTCACCGTCCGCACAGGCACCGTCATGGAGGACTCGCATATCCCCCTTCAAAAGTGGGTATATGCCATGTACCTTATGACGGTCTCCCGAAAGAGCATTTCATCCGTCCAGTTATCCAAAGAACTCGGCATCACTCAGAAATCCGCGTGGCACATGGCGCACCGGATTCGTGAATCATGCCATTCATCCGGCGTGCTGGCGGGGACCTGCGAAGCCGACGAAACCTATATCGGCGGCAAGGAAAAGAACAAACATGCCTCTAAGAAACTCCACAAGGGCCGTGGCGGTGTCGGCAAGTCAATCGTGTTCGGAATCAAAAGCCGCGACGGAGAAACACGGGCTAAGGTGTTGGAACTGGTTGATCGGAAGGCGTTGCACAAGGCCGTCAAGGAAGCCGTGGCGCACGGCGCGATCCTCTACACTGACGATCATCGCGGCTATTACGGGTTGAAGGACTATCGGCGCACGGCGGTCAATCACAGCCGGGGCGAGTATGTGAACGGCGACGCCCACACAAACAGCATCGAGAGTTTCTGGGCGATCCTGAAGCGGGCGCATTACGGCACATTCCATCATTGGAGCAAGAAACACCTGGCACGCTATGTGAACGAGTTTGTTTTTAAGGCGAACACAAATGGCTTGCCTGCACTTGATTTGAATGGTAAAATTTGCGGCATCACGACGGTAAGGGCACACATGGCTGGAATGGAAGGACGCCGGTTGACGTACAGGAGGCTGACCGCCAATGATTGACGCCACCGACAAACAAAATCCAATGTTCGGCCGGTTTGACGATGTGCTCAAATCGGTCATGGGCATTCCCTCGAAAATCAAGCTAGGGAGTTTTTGGGGGAAGAAGAAGCGGCTGACCTTCATTGATATGTTCTGCGGCATCGGAGGCTTTCATGTCGCTGCTGACACGCTCGGAATGAAATGTGTCTTTGCCTGCGATATAGACGAGGATTGCCGGAAAGTCTACGAACATAATTTCCACATTAAACCGGCGTCCGATATCTGTCAGATCGACCCTGCCGACATTCCCGACCATGATGTTATGTTCGCTGGCTTCCCTTGCCAGCCGTTTTCCATCATCGGCGACCGAGCGGGATTCTCTGACGCTCGCGGCACGCTATTCTTTGAACTCGCCAAGATCATCAAGACAAAGCAACCACCCGCGTTGGTCCTTGAGAACGTCCGGCAACTTGCCTCTCACAATGAAGGCAAAACTCTGAATCGCATCACAGAAGTCTTGCGAGAATTGGGCTATTGGGTTGACCACAGAATCTTTAATGCCTTGAACTTCGGCCTTCCCCAAAAACGCGAACGCATTATGATCGTCGGTTTTAAGGGCGGCGTGCCAAGGTTCAAATGGCCGGAACGTAAACTCCCGATGATTCCCTTGAAGGAGTTGCTTGAAGCTAATCCTGATCCCAGTTTTTACGTCAGTGATCGCATCCGGCGCAAAAGACACAAGGACCATACGGCGAAAGAGACTCCCTCCATTTGGCATGAGAACAAGGCGGGCAATATATCCAGCCACCCGTTCGCCTGTGCATTACGGGCCGGGGCATCCTACAACTACCTGCTGGTGGATGGAGAACGTCGCTTGACTCCTCGTGAAATGCTCAGGCTCCAAGGCTTCCCAGACAGTTACGAAACCCTCGGCAATGTCAGCGATATACGAAAACAGACGGGTAACTCAGTGCCCGTGCCGATGGTAAAAGCCGTGATAGAAAGAGTTATCCATGCCGAACAGGCCCACAAGGCTCAGAGGAAGATCAAGGCGGCGTAGCGGTCCCTATCCTCTAGGTGAACTTCCAGCCTCTCTCGCGGTGCAAATCGGCAGACATATCGTCCACCGGCTTGCCGTTGGCAACGCCGATATTACCGGGGACGACTTCGGCGGTATTTTCGCCTCTGCGATCAGCGGGGACCATCGGCAGAGCCCCCTCGGCATCGCAGATGTGACATGGAACGGATGCGCGTGGTCGGTCAAAACAGTCCAAGGCGCACACCCTTTCACTCGTAGAGCCCGACGAAAATGCCTGATACGTTCACCAAGTCAGAGCGTTCAAGGATTATGGCGCGGGTGCGCGGACGAGGCAACGCGAGTACTGAATTGATCGTGCTGCGTCTATTGCGGGCGAATGGATTGAAGGGTTGGCGGCGGCACTTGCCGCTTGTCGGAACGCCAGATTTCACTTTCCCAAAGGCCAAGGTTGTTCTGTTCGTAGACGGTTGTTTTTGGCACGGATGCCCGCGTTGTTATCGCGCCCCAAAATCATCACAGGCTTATTGGCGCGGGAAGATTGAGCGCAATATGCATAGGGATGCGTCAGTGTCGAGGAAGTTGCGCCGGAACGGCTGGCAGGTGATCCGCGTCAGGGAATGTCAGCTTGCCACGCCCGCCCGTTTCCTGAATCGCCTGCAAGCGTGTGTGTCAAATATATAACTCCCAAAAGTACCTATCTTGACTAAAAAATATGCAAACACTCATCAAATGGCCTGGTGGCAAAACAAAAGAATATCCTTACATCAAGGATTTAATTCCTGATTTTGAACGCTACATTGAGCCGTTTTTTGGTGGCGGTGCAATTTTCTTTCAGCTCAAACCAAAACAGGCGATTATCAACGACATAAATACCGAACTGACAAATTTTTACTCTTTACTCAAAGACCAAAAACAGCGCGAGCAATTCAAAAAAGAACTTTACGACTATGTTGATAATTGGGAAAAAATCCCAAAATACATCGGCATTTTTGAAGACAAAATAATAAATCTCTACGAAAAATACAAAGCCGAAAAAATCACAAAAGAAGAACTATCAAAGCAGGTTCATTCAATTTTGGAAAAAGAGGAAGATCGCTTCAATGGATTTTTTCATAAAGAGTTTTGCTTAGACGAGCAAAATCTTTTGAAGCAAATCACATCAAACCTTATATCAAAAATTTCTTGCACAAGAGAGATTGAAAAACAGCGCGGAAAATTGCCAGAGGGTGATTTGCAAAAAAACATTGAAACGGCTTTCCGTAGTGGTTTTTATATGCACTTCCGCGATGTGATGAATTTTAACGGAAGCAGATATAAAATTGGTTTGCCCAAAAAAGTAGCAAACTACTATTTCATCAGAGAGTTTTGCTACGGCTCAATGTTCCGTTTCAACAAGGACGGACATTTCAACATTCCATATGGCGGGATTGCTTACAATAGCAAAGATTTTCGTGGAAAAGTGGATTATATTTTTGACGAAGCAGTAAAAAAACTATTTCAGAATACAGACATAAAAAATCAAGATTTTGAAGATATTTTCAACGAAAATCAATTTTCAAAAAAAGATTTTATTTTTCTTGACCCGCCATACGATACAGATTTTAGCGATTACGAAAAAAATTCTTTTGACAAAAAGGATCAGGAACGATTGGCGAAGTGTCTTTATAAAACCAAAGCAAACTTCATTCTTATAATCAAAGATACCCCGTTTATATCTAGTTTATATAAAAACAAAAAAGGCATAAAAATTGATAGGTTTGATAAAACTTATCTCTACAATGTTAAAGGAAGAAATGATAGAGATGTTGAGCACCTCGTTATCTACAATTTTTAGTTATGCAAATATAATGCCCCAAAGACGACAACCGCGGAGGTGAACATGCCGTAAAATAAGGGTGAGCGGACGGATACCCAGGACCGAAAGGGGGGGGGACGGCAGATGCCGGGAATGGGTAGTTTTACAGGGGAGGGCCAGCATGGGGCGCGCGGTGGTATCGAATGAAGAGTGGAGCGCGATGGTGGAGGATGCGATCGCGCAGGCGGGGGCTATGGCGCGTGAGCTCGGCATGAACCCGGGGCACGGTGCGGTGACGATCGAGTTCAACCGGACCGTGGAGTACGTGGACGTGCTGCCGAGCGCGCAATACAGGAGAAAGCCGAAGCCGAGGGAGGAGGCTGCGGCGCTCGTAAAATAAGTATTGACAGCGGCACATAGTTATGCTAGTGTGTCGCCGTTGTAGAAAATGGCAAACCGGCCAGACCGGATTTACCCGGCGGCCACTTTGCAGGTCGAGAAGCGTTCGACCTCCAGAGTGGTCGCCTTTTTTGTTTTCCGGAGGTCATCAGATGGGGCGAGCGGGAGCGCGAAAAGCGACAGTACTCGTATCCATCGCCGTGCTGACGGCGGTCCTATCCGGCTGCGCCACCCCTGATCGTCCTTTTGTCCAGCTCCCCCTCGAATTGCGCGTCATCCACGTCGAGAGTTCCCGCGCGAATATACCCGTCACGCAGTTCACGGGCCCCCTCCCCGGCCAGGTCGAGACGAAAGCCGTCCCCGGGATGATGGAGGCTATCGCCGTCATCGCGCAGGCGGTTTCCGACTGCTTCAAGTGGGGCTTCCAGTCCGCTGCGTCTCAGGCAAGGAACGCGAATCAGCACGGGTTCATAAGCGTCGACGTGGTGTCAATCCGTTGGGGATCCCCGAAGGAGCCGGAGCAGTCTGCGCAGATGTGGGACATGTACTCGAAGTTCCTCGACAAGCTCCCGACGGAGATCCCTATGTACCATCCGAACGTTGAGGACTTCGCGCGGGCGATGCAGGCGTTTCAGGGGTGGAGAGATGAGCCGAGAGGGAAATGATAAGGAGGCACGCCTTGGGACTGTTACTGTCCAATACAAAAGCGTGGTTCCACATGAGATGGGTGGGGATGTAAGGATTCCCCCAAGGCCGTTTATCCTGCCGCAAAGAGGTGGCGATCACCAGCCGGCGGATGCCGGACACGCACGTAGTGGCCTTGCCACTCTGGCAGTTCTGGCTCTTGCCGGCGGGGCGTTCTGGCAGGGCATGGCGACAGAGGCGGCTAAGTTCTCACGTTTTGTGGATGCCTCCGTTGCAGTCTACGCGCTCGTGAAAGACACTCCCCAGGGGGCCGAGCTCAAAGCCGCCTATGAGCAGCTCTGGATCGCCGGGAAGATCAAGGAGTTGAAACCTTCCGCGTCAGTGAAAGCGTCGTCCTTTGATATCCATGCGCCGATAAGCGCGGATGAGCTCAGGACGAAGATCGCTGGGGGCGAGGGAAGGTAAAGGAGGGAAAGCAATGAGAGCGTTCGTCATGGTAGCGGCATCAGTTGCGGTCATTCTCCTCGCGCTGTTCGTGATCTTTCACGACACCGGCTGCGCGAGCATGAAGGATCCGGTTTGCAGCGCCATCGCGAAGGGCATCGCGCGGATCGACGAAGAGCTTGCCGGAGACGCAACGGATGACGACGCCTTTGTGATCTACAAGAAGGAAATCGTGCCGGTCCTTAGGATGAAGGGGATCGAGGATGTGGCAGGCGAAGTGAAAGAGTACTGGGACGGAATGAGCACAGAGGACAAGCTGAAAGCCGCCCGGGCGGTTCTCGTGTTCATGCAGGGGCAATACTGCGAGGGGTCCGGGGGATGTAGCAAGTCGCCCTCTGAGGAGAAGATGAAGAGTTCGATCCTCGGGATCGTTCGCGTCTATGCCAGTCCGGCGTTTCCGGGGAAGCGTGAACAGAATGTGGGCGGTGGACGATGAAATGGTTGATGGCGGCACTTGTCGTGGCGATGCTTTTCACCGTGATGCTTTTGCCGGCGGAGTGCCATGCCCGCGGATTTTTCAGCTTCTTCAATCCCGAGGTAGAGGTCCCCGTCGAAGTCAAGCCGGTCAATTCCGACATCATCGGCGGGATGAAGGCAACGGTGACGCTCGGGAGCCTCGGGTCGGTCATCACGGCTCACCTCGCGCTGGTCATTATGGGGTTCCTGCTCTATGCGGCGATTCGCAGGATGGGCGAGGGGTATCACGCGAGGATGATCGGATTGCAGGAGCGGCTATCGGCCGAGAGGATCGAAAAGCGGCGTCTGAGAAATGAACTGAAGTCCGGCCCGTTGGGAACTGTCATCACGTGGGATGCGCTCGCGAATAAGCATGAGGAGCGGAAAGCGGAGAGGAAACGCTGATGCGTCTATCCGTAACATCGCATTTCCACCTGCTCAAGTATAAGCTGAAAGCGGCGCGAATGATGGCCGCTGCCGGATTCCAGTATGTCCGCGTATCCTCCATGCAGCGCGAGGTCCTGTCACTCCGCAATGCCGCGGACCTCAATATGATCACCGATGCTGGCATGGGCGTTGTGGCGATACTGAATGCCGACAGATTCGCAACGTTGAGCTTCGGCGAGTGGACATCATACTGCACGAAGTTCGTGAAGTATCTCCCCGCTGTTGCCGCCGTGCAGATCGGGAATGAATGGAACACGTCTATATTCTACGGCGGATCCCCTGATCCTACCTTCGCCCTGTCGTACTACCTCCTCGCCGCCCGCATCATCCTCGACCGATTCCCCGGGATGTACCTCATAGCCCCCGGCCTCTCGAATGAAAGCAAATCGGACGGAAAGACGAAGGTCTCGGCGCGTGATTTTCTCGAGGTATGGACGAACCGGATGCCGTTTCCGCTCTCGGCGTGGGCGCTGCACTACTACCACGAGAAGCCGAAGAGGGACTACGCGATATTCGCCGGGAACCGCGACTATCTGCGTGAGCACGGCAGGGAGCTTCCGATAATCCTCACGGAAACAGGATGCGAACGCGATCCCGATGAGTGGTATGGGGTATTCAGGGAGACGGGGATCCCGCATGTGGAGGATGTGTGCTGGTATGCGTTCAACGGGCACAAGGGCTTCAATCTCGTGGACGATGCGCTCAAGCCGTCGAATCTTTACCAGCGCATGGTCGAGGATGCCGGGAGGAAGGACAAATGAAGTTCGATGAGAGCAGGGCGATGCGCGCAGTGGGGTCCATTTCGATGGTGGTGGCCGGGCTGATTTCGGTTTCGGTATGGATGCATATTCCATACCTCCTTTCGTGTGAGTGGATCCGTGCGGTGAGCGCTTTCATCGTGGTGGGCGTAGGGTGCGGCATTGTCCTTCCGCTGATGCTGTGCGCAATAGGACTGATCGCGCTGGCGCCGAGGTAAGAGGAAGGATGCGGGGCATGAGCAATAGCTGGTTGTCCGAGGAAAGGCGGATGCGGGCATACGAGAGGGCGCTGCGATTCTACGCAATAACCGCTGGCATCATCCTCTCGGTCGTGTTGCTGGCCGCCAGCATGGGGGTGTTGCGGTGATCCAGGTCATCATCACGATAGCGGGTGACGCGGCGGCTGAGAAACCGCTGGCGGTGAACGTCGGATTCAGGGCTGGGTCTCCTGGTACAGAGCAAGCGGTGACGTCCGATGAGAAGGTCACGGCCGCGCAGTTCATGTCCGCAGTCGAGGGCGTGCAGCGGGTGCCGCTCGTGCTGGAGAAGATCGAGAGGGCCACGGGCGCCGGATCGTCGCTCATCATACCGGGGAACGCCGGCGGGATCGCGGTTCCACGCTGAAAGGGCAAGCATGAGAAAGATCATTGGAATCGCGGTGCTCCTGGCGCTTCTGCCAGCGGCGAGCCTCATTTCGGGGTGTGGCTGGTGCGGCCCAGTTACACCCTCGCGCATTCTGCCGTCACCGGCTCCTACTGCTGACCCCCACCGCTACGAGGGGATCGAGAACAGGGAAATCAACTGGAGCTACTGGCCGGAAGTGGTCCTGACTCCGGTGTTCGGGGAGGTCGGGTGATGGCGGACTGGCCGTTGCGGACGTTACAGGTACTTGTCCTCGGCGAGCCAAAGGGGCAGCCGCGAACAAAGACGTCCATTCATCGCCGCAGCAAGGGCGGAAAGCTGGTCCGGCTCAAGTTCCCGGTGGTCTACACCCCCGACACCGCCGACAACTGGAAACGGTCGATCGCATACGAGGTATTGCGGGTGTGGAATAAGGAGCAATTCATTGGTCCGCTCATGTTGTCGTGTGAGTTCGTGTTTGGGCGGCCAAAGGCACACTACGGGATCGGGAAGAACGCCGGGGTGCTGAAGGCGAGCGCTCCTTCACATCACACAAGCAAGCCGGACATGGACAACATCCTGAAAAGCCTGAAGGATGCGCTCACGGATGTCGGGTTGTGGCGCGACGACAGCCTAGTGTGCGTCTATGGCGGGATAGCAAAGAGGTACGTTAATCCAGGCGAGATTCCCCATGCCGTGATCCGTGTCGAGACGATAGAAAGAAAGGTCAGCTGACATGCAGGACGTGCTCGGCGTACTTAAGAATGACGTGAACCTCCTCGGCCGCCCGGTGAAGATCGTTGTCGCGGATACAGGCTGCAAAACTGCGCTCCTGCCGAAGAAGCTACGCCAGCAGATGGACTATATCCCCTGGGTGAACGCCTCGGCCTACCGGAACGAACCGATCCTGCATTCCCACGGGTCCTACTGCAAGCTCCTCGCCAGCGAGTATTTCCTCTGCCCGCAGAAGAAGGCCGACGTGGAGATCCATGGCTACCAGTGCCTCGACAGGAACGGATCCGGGAGCAATGACGCGATCGCGGCCGCCCTTGCCTACGCCTTCGACCAGAAGGCCGACTTCGTGAATATGAGCCTCGGCATCCACGCCGAGAACGAGCGGGCGATGCGTGCGATCATCCGCAGCATGGGTGCCGTGAACCGACTCGGGAAGGCCTGCTACGAGGAGAACGGCACGCTGATCTTCGTCGCCGCCGGCAATGAGGATGAGCGGGACGACTTCATCGGGGACGATGTTGACGCCCCTGCGATCTTCGACTGGGCTGTCGCCGTAGGGGCGCTGACGGACCGGGGGGCGAAGACGGACTGGTCGGGCGACGGCGCCAAGCTAGAGTTCTGCTTCGACGGGTCGGACATCTACGGCATCCAGCAGATGTCAGGGACGAGCTTCGCGACGCCGGCAGTCTGCGGTTTCGCGGCATACCTGAAGGCGTATCTGTTCGGGAACACATACAGCGCGCGCGACATTCGCGTCGGGCTCAGGCACTACGCTGTTCACGGTGGCGCCCATCCGCATGGGCCATGGTGTCGGGAGCACGGATGGGGGAGCCTTGGTCCATACGCCAAGATCGTGCTCGGGCATGTGGCGGAGCTCCGGAAGTCCGCGGGGATGGCTGAAACGGTCGGGATGTTCGGCGTCGACCGATCGGATGAGGCTGGGGTTCCCGATGCGCTCCAAAAGCCTCCGTTGGGCGTCCTGCCGAATGCGCTGTGGAAAGAGCTTCGCGTCATCAACCTCTCAGGCGCGATCCGCAGACGGATCTCCGCGAAGCTCACGGATGGGGAGCATGCCCATAAGCTGTGGGAGTGGCTCAACGAGCTACGGGATCTCGTGGGCGATGACCGGCAGCTATTCGGCGTCATGGCAAGGGAACTGGGGCCTGAAGGAATGAAGGAGGACGGATGAGCAAGGGCGGAGTCAGGTGGACGGAGCGTGAGTTCGATGAATTCTCTTCACGAGCGGCAGATCGAATAATCGACGAGGTAGTGAATCCAGCTTCTCGTAAGTGCCTCAGTGACTTCACCCGCTGGTGTTGCGAGCAGCCTGGTCCCGTAGCGGTAGGGGAGACGTGTAACCCGGACGGGATTATGGGACTGGCGAAGCGGTACTGTGCGGCACTACATCTCCGGGATGGAACTCGTACGACCAAATGATGAAGTACATCCGTCACGCCGACTTCGGGTTCGTGCTGTTCGAGAAGCGGCACCATCATGATTCGATGGCGCGGAGGCTCGGGTTTGACGTGAAGAGGATCACGGGCGCCGGGTTCGTGATGGCGGTTGATGAGGATGCGGTGACGTGCGGCGGGGAGTCGATCATGCTCAGGGCGAGGGCGTCCGAGTCGGACGAGAAGGCGCTGCAGGGGGAGATGGGGTGAGCAAGAGGGTGGAGAAGGGGACGGTTGCACAGAAGGTCATCCGAATCGCCTGCAAGGGCGCGGGGATGATGCCGCTCAAGGAGATCGTCGCGCTTCAGGGAGGACTCAAGGAGCTCTCGGTTGAGAACTACGAGAAACTGAAGGGCCTCATCGTGAAGCACGGGTTCTCCTTCCCCCTCGGTATCGCGGTCATAAAAGGGAAACCCTACGGGGTGATCGACGGGCACCAGCGGGATCGGGTCGTGAAGCAGATGGTTGGGAAGGAAGGCTACGCGCTCCCGGGCGGGAAGCTCCCGGTGTACTGGATCGAGTGCAAGGACCGTGCGGAGGCAGGGAGGAAGATACTCGCGGCCGTCTCACAGTTCGGGAAGGTTACGGATGATGGGCTCTATGAGTTCACGCATGACTTTAAGATTGACGCGGCGGAGCTGAAGACGGATTTCGATTTGCCGGACTTTGATATGGGGGAGTACCTGGAGGGGTTCGGGGCGGAGGGGGAGGGAGAAAGCGGGAAGGAGAAGACTTCGACGAATTCCGGGAAGTATGAATTGATTTTTGAATTCAAGTCAGAGATCGAGCTTCAAGACAATTATGAAAAGTTCAGCAAGCAGGGGTTCAAATGCCGTGTATTGATATATTAAAAGAGTCAATCCCAAGTAAAAGCTATCGCGTTGCCACCGTCCGCAGCGCATACGATCTTACTGCGGAAAAAATATGTGAACGATTCAAGGTGGATATCGACCTGCCAAGTGAGTGGAGTATCGGGGTTATCACGGGTCATTCCGGGACGGGTAAGAGCATCATCGCTCAGGAACTTTGGCCGAAGGAATATGTCCGGGGGTATCAATACAATGCGAGTTCGGTGATAGATGATTTCCCGAAAGAGATTGAGAGTGAGTTGCTATTCACTACTCTCGGAAAGGTTGGATTTTCCAGTATTCCATCATGGCTCAAACCGTATTCCGTATTATCGCAGGGAGAGAAAATGCGCGTGGATTTAGCGCGCGCTCTTCTTTCGGATAAGAAGTTGATTGTATTCGACGAGTTCACCAGCACAGTTGACAGAGAAGTAGCAAAGTTCTGTTGTGCTTCAGTAAAGAAGGCGATATGCAAGAGCGGGAAGAAGTTTATCGCGGTGTCATGTCACGATGATTTTATTCCGTGGCTTGAACCTGACTGGGTATTTAATACCAATACCATGAGCGTAAAAAAAAAGAGAAATGGAGAATCGAAGTTGCTTTTGATGTCAGGGAGTGCAGTCGGGATTTGTGGAACGTCTTTAGGAAATATCACTATCTCAATCACGAATTGAATAGGAGCGCGAGATGTCACGCGTTGATATACGAAGGCAGAGCAATCGGATTTTGTGCGACGCTGCATTCTCCGCATCCGAAATCTAAAAACTTGAAGAGGTGTAGCAGGCTCGTGGTTTTGCCGGATTATCAGGGGGTTGGTATCGGTATAAGATTTCTGAATATCGTAGCAGGATATTTCAACGGATTGGGGTTTCGTTATTTGATCCGCACGAGTCAAAGGAATGTCATGAAGGGCTTGGGGAAAAGTGAATCATGGAGACTTATAGGCTACGGCAAGAACACTCCATTCTCTGCTATTTCTGCGTGTAAAGAGTTTAATAGAACGATATCCGCTTCACGAGTTACAGCATGTTACGAGTTTAGAGGAAGTAGGAGTTGATCGCGGGCATTGACCCATCGGGGATTTTTAAGATGGATGGCTATCCAGCATCGTTCGTCGGAGCGATTGTACCAGTATATTTTTCTGTATGTATTCTTGGCTTCATCGGCGCTGTTAAAGCCGAGTGAGGAGAAAGTTATGGCAGAAAGCATATTTTCCAGTGTGTTGAATTTCTCAAAACTGGCGACTTCGGCGGTTAGCGGGATGTTATCTACGGAAAAACATATCTCATTGCCCGTAGAGAGCTTTGAAAACCGCTTACTCCAAAGCCGCACCTCCACCGTTTTTTCGCCCCGGACTATCTTCTCTGCGTATTGTCTGAGTAACTTCATCTGTTTTGTCATAAGTTCCTCATTATGGGCTAATTGTATCAAATCACCCTGTGTGCGTCAAGGGCAAAATGGAGCATATTTGATGCTGGGCCAGAAGGAGTTATGCCAGCCATGACCCCACCCCGCAAGCGCAGCGCCTGGATCACGATGAGGGAGAGATACATCTCCGATGAGAGCGTGACCTATGCCTCACTCGCCAAAGAGTTTGGATATTCCGAACGCTGGATAGAAAAAAGGGCCTCAAAAGAGGGATGGAGAAAACTGCGCGCCAATCAGATAGGACCGTTCGGGAAAACTTCGGAAAAAGTTCGGGAAAAAACCTCCACAAAGCAGGCCGACATAGAGGCGAAGGCCATAGAGATCGCCGGCGGCATCATGGTCCTCCACGGGTACAAAGTCCAGGGGCTTCACGACAAGATCAAGAAGGCGAAGGCGATCAAGGACGAGACAAAACGGGAAGCGGCCGTCGACGATATTCTCACCAGCACGGATTACGTGGAATACCTCAAGGCACACAAACTCCCGGACATCGGGAAGTATATCCGCCTGATGTGCGGGTTGCCGGATTCGCGGCAGGGGTGGAGATCAGAACCGGCGATGACTCAGGAAGAGGCCGACGTGCTTCTCCGAGCCTTGGCGAGGGTTGAAGAGGATAAGGATGAACATCGAAGAGCTCTGCGTTGGGAGATTGGCGCTTCGCCTTATGAAACCAAGGAGCCCGGCAAGACTGCATGACTATATCCGGGTGTTCTACAAACTGTATGTTCCCGACGTGCGGGTATGCCCTGGGCATAGTTCACCGTTCGATTACGTTGTCGGGAGCTTCTTCGACAATACGGACGGATGGACCGAAGAGGAGAAGAAACGCTACAAGCCCCACCGGAATAGCGTTGTGGACGCCTGCCGTGGAGGCAGCAAGACGGTTTGCGGGGGTCTGACGAGCCATTTGGACAGCATCCACCGAGCCGGGTGCGTTACCCGGGTGCTGGGCGGCAGCAAGGCGCAGAGCGAGCGTATGTACGAGCACAAGACCGCGTTCGACGGCCTGAGCTTTATGGACCTGGTGGATGGTGAGCCTCAGATGATCCGGACGCGCTACGGCAACGGCAGCCTGGTGGAGATCCTCGTGCAGTCACAGACGAGCGTTCGGGGTCCCCACTGCCCGAGGCTCAAGATGGACGAGGTGGATGAGTTCGATCGGGAGATATACAAGGCGGCGCTCGGGATCCCGCAGTCCCAGAACGGTATTCAGGCGAAGGTAGAGATATTCTCCACCCTTCACAAGGTGCATGGTCTGATGAGCGATGTGATGGAATCGGCCGGGAAAGACCCGACGACGGCGGTCTATCTATGGTGCATCTTCGAGGTTCTCGAGCAATGCAGGTATGAATGTTCTCTCGAGAAGCCGAACATGCGGTGCTCCTCGTTGGTGAAATACGATTCGGACGGTCGTGAGGTGAGCTTTTTTGACGTGTGCCGGTGCAAGGCAAAGCGCTCAGACGGCTACTACAAGGTCGAGGACCTGCAGGACAAGTTCATGCAGATGCCCTGGGAGACGTTCCAGTGCGAGATGCTGTGCCAGACACCCAAGCGTGACGATGCGATCTACCCGATGCTGGATCTCGGGTTGCATGAGCTCGCTGCGGATTACAGAAGCCAGTCAGACCCCATCATCCTCGGCTTCGATGCAGGGCTGAACAACAACTTCGCGGCCTGGGCACAGGTGCGGAAAGACGACACGATCGTCGTCATTCGCGAGCTCTATCCGAACAAGCAAATGGGGGCGCGCGAATTCGCAGCCCTCGTTGCTGCGGAGCATGTGCGGGCCGGATACCGGAAGGCGCTCTGTGGGTACTGCGGGAAGGGGGAATCAGACTCCAATCTCCGAATGGAACTGAATCGGGCGGAGGTCAGAGGCCGCCTATTCGTTGACCAGGTGGGAGGGACTCCGAGGGGCAAGGCGATCGAGAGCGACAATGTGCTCGCCTCGGGATACGAAGCTCTACGCCGGCGGCTTCAGAAGGTGAGGGGAGCCGATGGGAAGCCGACGGCCAAGATCTATTTCTCTCCCTGCTGCAGGATCCTCATAACGCAGGTCGCAAAGCTGCATAGCAAGAAGAACATCTACGGAGAGGCGATCGACGAGCAGGAGAAAGTGGACGATCACGGTCCGGACGCTCTCCGCTATATGGTCAGGGGATGGGATTTAACGAAGGCACGCCTGCTTGCTACAGGGGCAAGAGCAGAGGCTCGAGCGGTATTGCTTTGAGCGACTACTACGGGAGATAGATCCAAATGGAGAAGAAAGTGAAAACTCAATGGTCCGCGGAGCAGCTCACCAAGGTGGCCTTGATCACCGGCGGCCCCGACATACAGCCGACGCAGGCGATGCCGAATGACCCGTTTGAGTCGATGTACGCCAAGAACCAGGTCATCGAGCCGCTTCTCCCTCTCGGGGCACTCGTTCAGCTCCCCCTCATTTCATCGACGCTCGCATCGTGCGTTGACGCATACGAGGTGAACATCGAAGGCCACGGCTATCATTTCGAGTGCCTCATCACGGATAAAAAAGAGCTCGATCGGCTCAAGGACAAGCCGAGCAAGGAGGGAGAACTGTCGATCGATGACGAGCTGGAACTCGTCGAGGAGACATTCGACTATTTCAACCCCAAGGAATCCCTGACTTCCGTGCGCCGGAAGCTTCGCAAGGATAGGGAATATACCGCAAGCTGCTACCTCGAGTGTGTAAGGAATAGAGCCGGCATGTTTGCCGGGGGGTGGCCGCTCCCTTCTCACGAGATGCGACTTCTGCCGCTCGATGACAAGCCCACTGTCATCACTACGAGACGGCTCAAGAAGGATTGGACCTGGAAAGAGGTGAGAGAGGAAGTATATTTCCGGCGCTTCGTCCAGATCCGCGGAAGCAGGAAGGTGTATTTCAAGGAGTTCGGCGATCCGCGGAACGTGAGCGCGCGGACGGGTGAGTATCTCCCCAACTCCAGCAGGGCCGATCTGGCGACCGAAGTCATCCACCAGTGCAACTACTCGCCGGCAACGCCCTATGGTCTGCCGCGTTTCGCCGGGGCCATGCTTGCCGTCCTCGGATCGAATGAGGCCGAGAAGGTCAACTACCGGCTCTTCCTCTCGAACATGATCCCCGCCATGTGGCTCTTTGCGATGGGGGCGCCGCTCGATGTTGAGAAGATCAGAGAGCAGATCCGCAACATGAGGGGGAAGCCTGACACCATGTTCAAGATCCTCATGGTGGAAGCAATCGCACAGGGCACAGGCGACGGTGCTATTGAGAAGCCCGGGATCCCGCGGCTCGACGTGAAGCCCATGACCCAGTTCCAGACGAAGGATATGCTGCACCAGCAGTATCTCAAGAGTAATGAGGAGGCGATCGCGGCTGCATTCAGGCTCCCCGCCATTTTCCGGGGCAGGAGCACGGACTACACCCGAGCGACTGCAGACACGGCCCGCCGGGTATCCGAGGAGCAGGTGTTCTCTCCGGAACGGAATGAAACAGACTTCATGATCAACCGCCTCATCCTGCCGAATATGGGGATCCGGTACTGGAAGTTCGTCTCAAACAAGCCCGAGCTTCAGGACTTTGAGGAGCAGGCGCGGATCCTCAACTACCTCGGGCAGCACGGTGGAGTGAACCCGAACATGCTCGTGAAGTTCTATAACAGGGCATTCAACGACTCCATCCCGGAGATCGCGGAACCGTGGGGAAATCAGCCGCTTCCCATCACTCTTGAGGAATTGCGTGCGCAAGGGTTCATGGGCGGTGCCGGCGGGTTCACGTTGACCGAGAAGACGAAGGATAGCGCGGCGAAGGGAATGACGAAACTGTTTCTCGATACGCTTCTCCATATCCGCGAGAATTCCCAAAAGGAGCACGCTGCATGACCAAGCGCGAGGAACAGCAGAAATACCTCCTTGGGAAAGCGGCGGTTGTTGCCGACCGGATCATCGAGTTCTCTCGCGGGAAGTATGCGTTGCCGCCTGGGTGGAAGTACGAGCGCATCGCGAACATGGTGGTCATCCGGTGCGGCTGTTGCAACAACGGCGACGGGGATCCGTTTGCGGTCCCCGTTGACCTGTTCATCGAGATGGACCTCGAGACGATCACCAGGTGGATCGAGGATTGCCGGAATGCGATTAAAGCGGGGAACGAATGATGTGCTACCTCTGCGAGCAAATAGATCGTATGGACGCCGCCGACAGGCTGCGCATCGATCAGGCCATCGACTACATCCTCTGCGGTGGCGTTGCGGTCGAGCGCGCCAAGAAGAAGGAGAAAAACCCCCTCGTCAACCGTGACCTCGTGGCGATGGAGGTGGCGCTCGCCGACCAGCTCCAGCGGATCGCGAAACTGAAGAGCAGCGAGGCCGAGAAGATCATCGCCGCCTTCCTCGACAGTGACTTCGAGGTGACGGGCGCGGCCGCGAAGGCCCTCGTTGAGCTCGTCGAGGAGCACTTCCCGAAGATCGGCGCTGCGATTGCTGAGTCTGCCGTCCCGGTGACGGAGGAGACGGCCGGAGGGATTATTAGCTTGGCGAGGAAGTACATCGGCAAGCGACCTGGTTTCGACCTTCCCGCCGACTGGACAATGACGTGGGAGCTACGGGACGCGAAGGCGCTGGAAGGGCTCGCACGTAAACCGGCACTTTGGATCGGCAACTACTACGAAGGGCCGATGATTGAGCAGGCGCGCGGGGTCATCGGCAAGGCGATGGAAGCCGGGCTCGGTCGGGACCAGACAGCGGCGCTTCTCAAAGAGGGCCTCGGGGCTGCCTTCGAGAATTACCGGTACTGGGACGTGGTGGCATCCTCGGTGAGCACCCGCGCGAGGACGTGGGCGTGTCTCTCGTCGATGAAAGAGGCGGGGTTCGAGACGTTCCGGGTACTCGCGGTTTCGGATGAACGTACCTGTGAAACTTGTTTGCTCATGGACGGTCGCGAGTTCTCCGTGGCGAAGTCGATATCCACGATGGAGAGCACATTCGGACTCGAGGATCCAGAAGCGGTAAAGGAAACGACGCCATGGCTCGGGTGGGACAAGGAGCATAAGGACGCCTACTACATGAAGGGTGGCCGTGCGAACTACATCGGGGAGCGCGGGAGCGAGAGCCTTCAGAACAGCGGGATCGGGATGCCACCTTTTCACGGGCGCTGCTACTCGGACGACACGGAGGTCTACACATCGAGGGGCTGGATGCTGTTCAAGGAACTCGAAGGGGATGAGAAGATCCTCAGCATATCGCCCGAGACGATGCGGATCGAATGGCTGCCGTTCGTCAGGTTCATCGCCTACCAGCATGTAGGGCCGATGTACCATCTGCACTCGCGGTGGTTTGATCTACTCGCCACGCCGGACCATGACCAGATTTACGGCTTACGGGACGATTACTCCGATAGGAGCAGAATCACCTGGAGGATAGCCCCCCTGAGGGAGGTCGCCAGAAGGCGGGAGTTCATGATACCGCGCACAGCCCAGTGGTCAGGCGATGATTCCTCCGTGGTGAATATCAATAGCCTCGCCATCCCCGCCGAGGCTTTCTGTCGGTTCATGGCCTACTGGCTATCGGATGGATGCGTGACGCTTCGCAGGGGCAGGACATATCAGATCGCGATTGCGAAGACTGACCCCAAGAAGTCGGAGATGGTCGCTGGTCTACGCGGCATGCCCGTCAAGGTAGACATCGGGAAGGAGAAGATTTATCTCTTCAGCGCCCAGCTCGGGAAGTACCTGATGCAGTTCGGGAAGTCGGCAGAGAAGTATATCCCCGATGAGATCAAGATGCTCTCGTCCAGGCTCATCAGGATATTCCTTGAGGCGTACAGTATAGGAGATGGATCTATTAGGCGGACGTTCTGGAAGGAGAAGGGCATTAGATCAGAGGGGCGCGTCTACTATACCACCAGCAGACGCCTCGCTGACGACCTCGGCGAACTAATCCTCAAGGTCGGCGGGCATCCGTCATTCAGGATCGAGAGGACAAAAGGGAAGCGCCAGGAATTCAAGAACGGGACCTACACCATAAACGAAGACCTTATTGTCGTCTCGTGGTGCAAGAGTAGGACGGCGCATAAGCAATGGAGCGGCAGCGGGATAAAGGTGGACGAGGTCACGTATGACGGCATGGTCTATGACGTAGAACTCCCGCGGAACCATGTGCTATGGGTCCGTCGGAACGGAAAGACGTGCTTCAGCGGGAACTGCCGTTGTCAGGTTATCGTCGCCGACTGAAGGAGATCGCTATGAGCAAAGAACTGCGGAGAGAGACGAGCTTCGAGGACGAGAAGGGGAATCCCGCGAGTGAGGATGCGGCAACGACTGTCATCACCCGAACCTTCAATGTCGACGGTCGTTTGGTCTCCTCAATCATCCAGTCGGGCAGGGACTGGAGGGAGGAGAAGGCGGCTGTGGAGCGCGGCCGATGGTGATGGGGCAAGGTGTGCCCGTATGACAGCTACTGTAAACCTGGCGAAAAAGGGGAGGGGAGGAGATGACAGAGGAGAAGCAAGTGAAGGGACAGGGGGGCGAGTGTGAAGTCATCCCATTCGCTAAAGTGCAGAAGGCGGCCAGGCCCGAGACGAAGGAGGAGCGGGAGCGGAGGCTCGAGCAGATGGCCGCGCAGGTGAAGCTCAAGGAGGAATTGCGGAAGCCCGCTCGGATCTCCGACATCGTCAGGACGCGGGAGATGATCAGGGAGATCGAGAGAAGCTGCCTCGCTCAGGCCGACTGCGCGCTCCTCGGCATGGCAGTCCTCTCCATCCGTGCACGCCGTGGCATCCTCGGGAGGATCCTGAGGCGGCCCATCACGATTGACGACGTGCGGCGAGAGATCATGGCGACGCACGCACTTCGCGAGAAGTACATCGCGGAAGGCAGGGCACAGGAAGAGGCGAAGGGAAAGACCAATGCAGGGAAGAAAGCTGATCCGGCTTCTCGCGCCGCAGGGTAAGCCCGGCGGGGAGCTCATGCATTTCGGAACGCTCAATCTCGACGTGCCAGAGCAGCTTCTGGAGATCGACCTCGGGGCACTCGGCCGTTTTGAGCTTATTCCCTCACTCAGCCAGGGATGCTACAGGGATGCTGTCGCGCTGCCTGCACGGGCATATCAGCGCCCTGTTCCGCTGGATAAACGGCGCATGCGGATCCGTGACGGCCAGTTTTTCTACCAGGGCGAGTACGTTGGGCTGGTTCGTCAGGTTCTCGTGATGTATGAGGCGGCTCCCTGCGCGCCGATGATATTCCAGCCGCCCCAGGTACAGCGCCAGATCATCGAGGCGCACCGGAAAGCGGATGCGGTGGTGACGCCGGCGGGGAAACTCGAGTACAGACCGAAGAATAAGAAGGTGTAGATATGGCGGAGATCCACGAGGGAGACGTAAAGTGCTGGTTCTGCGGATGGGAATTTGCCTTTGAGACCAGGATCGTCCGCGCAAGGTTCCACTGCCCTCGATGCGGTCGGCGGACAATCATCCCGCGGCCGAGAAAACCGGAAGCAATAGCATCCGGGCATGGCGTCGAGGTAAGGGCCACCGCACCATGAGTAATTATTTTCTTGACAGCATTACGCTGTTATGCTAGAATATGCGCCGACACTTGGAGAATTGTGTCTCGATCTTTGTTACACAAGGGGAAGAGGGCATAGGTACCCAGCGGGAGATCGTAGATAGCGCCCGCGCACCCCGTGTGCTGTGAGCGTCAGTTGACGCGCGTCCGAAGGCTCGAGCGAGCCGGTTCCGTATCCTGCCAGGTTGCGGACTAGGACAAAGGCACATCGTTTCAGGCGTGAACAACGTCTGACACGATGTGCCTTTTTGTTTTCTCCGGCACTCCGTCAGGGCCCGTTGCTTCAGGTTCACGCCTGAGCGCAGCGGGCCTTTTCATTTTCGCGCGGAGCCGGAGGGGGCATGAGGAAGACAGCGCGTTTCAGAATCACAACAGTTTCGATTGTTTCGATCATCCTCGCCGCTGGCCTCGCGTCGGCGCAGACCGAGACTCCGACCCCGACCGAAACGCCGACGGTTACCCCGACTCCCACCCCTACCGCCTACGCGATGCGGTACCGGATCCCCTACGACTGGAAATACGGTGCCGCAGCCGAGCAGCATAAGATCAACCGGCAGATCGCCCACGATCTCGCGGGGATCGCTACCGCCGCCGGGTATACGCTCCCAGTGCTTTCCGAGCAATTCACCCCGACACCGACTCCGACGAGGACCATCACGCCCACACGAACCCCGACACCGACGAGAACCCCGACACCGACGGTGACGCCGTGATGCCCATGACCGACGACCAGACGGGAGACAGCATCTGATGAAGGCCAGAGAGTTCAAGAAACTCCACATCGAATTCGTGTCCCTCGTCTTCAGCCCGAAGTCACCGGCCAATCGCGAGAGTGTCATCCTGCGGGCTGATGATCCCTCACGTGCCGACTACACCCTCGAGGTGCCCATCGAGCGCTACGACGAATCTCTCGATGTCGCCTACTGCATCCTCTACGCCC